GTAGATTTACCAGAGGATATAGTAGGATACACAGATGCAAAGAAATCATCTGCAAGATGGTTTTGTACGAATGCAAACTCATCAAGAAAAATAATATTGAATGACATACCTCTAACTGCTGATGCGGAGGTAGATGCTGCTATTATTTTTGACCCATTTTCCAATTCCATTGATCCCTTATTCCAAGCGATGATGCCTTGCTGCATCCAACTCGGCAGGTTTTCATATGCCAATTGTAATCTTCCAAGTAGATCTCTAGCAGTTGCTGCTTTGTTTGCGAGTATTCCGATGTTGACATTATCGTTAAATATTGCGTAATGAAGTAAGTATGATACCACTGTTGTAGACTTTCCAGTTTGTCGTGGCATCTTACAAATATTAAATCTATGCTTATGGAAGTTTCTTATTAATTTTTTTTGAAATTTATACATATTAAAATTAACAAGACCCTCATCCACGTTTACAATCTTTATATGTTTTTCTGTAAAATATACTGGATCTTTTTTACATTTCACAAACTCTAAAATATGTTCTTGAGTGAACTCTGTTTGTGTATTTGCTTTTTTTAGATTTGGATTACCAAGATAGATATCACTTTTTGCCATAATTTATTTGAAACTAGATTGCCCATACCCTTGCGATATATTACCTACTGCTGATTTTACAACTTTTCCTGTTGCTTTTGCTGTTTTATTAATTTTTTTCTTGGATGGCATATTGATCGTATTTTTATTATCTTTTTCTCCACTTCTATATGGATTCGACTGCCTTGGTGGTTTTACGTTTGTATTTTTTGTGCCCATGTTAGCAAGTGCAGAACCTTTATTAGGTTCTCTTTTTGCTAATTGATTATCTTTTACCACAGAATAATCTCTACCTTGCTTCATATCAATGGTTCTGCCAGGCGTTCTTCTATCAGAGTCCCTTAGTTTACTAACCATCTCATTACAGGTGCATTTATGTTTTTCTTTTCTTGCCTTTAATTTTTTGAGAGCGACATCTAATTTCGCTTTCTTTTTCATAGCAGATGGTTTATTTCCTCTTGAAATCTCTTCAGAAATACCTGCCTTCCTCAAACGTTTTGCCTGACTCTTATGCATGGCAACTGCTTTATCCAATTCTTTGGCAATTTTTTTGACACCTTTTGGATGATCTTTTCCTTCTACTTGCATTTTTTTTAGTTGCCTACGATTTATTTATTTTTATCGATAAGTCCGTTTGCCTTTAACATCTTCTGAAGATCAGCAGTGCTACCTACAAATAATGAGTTATTAGTAATTTTTTTTACTGACTTATCTTCGTCTAAGTCCTTCATCTTTTTCTGCAAATCAACTAATTTATCAGTGGTGTCTGCAATATGTTTTATTAGTTGACCAGCAACCTCGTATGCTCTAGGGTGTTGAGAGTCATTTGCAACATCCAATATACCTTCAACTGCTTCCTGCCCCTTTTCAATCAAATTGTAAAACTGTGTTCTACTATATTCATAATCCTTAGTAGGATCATCATGATTTTTTTTAGATTGTTTGGGTTTAGTTGAGTCAACAATTTCTGCTTTTACAGATAATGCTTTATCAATTGCTTCAAATCCTTTATCCATTAGATGTCTGTTCCAGTGGAACTACTACGTTGTAATCCATCATTACCGAAGAATGATCTTGACTCACTAAATCCAAAGTCATCACCAACCTCAATAAGATTGTTATCAGTTATATTTACCAAATTTACAATGTTATCTTTATAGTGCTCTACAATCTTAGTTCCAAACTGACCTCTGTTGACGATTAAATTTGTTCCGTCAACCTCCTTTACGTACATTGTTTCGTTATTGATTTGTATGAAATTTTTAGTAGATATCCCTGCAGCATTATTAACCTTGATAAGTGTTTTCTTATCATCTAAATCAGTTGATAATTTTGTAGTTGCATCATCATTATAATCTTTGACTGCCTGAGGTATGACAGTATATCTCTGTTCTCTTGGTGCTCTGATATTTGTAGAGTAATCCACTTGAACTTTCTTGATAATTCCACTCTCGTCCGTAGGAATCTCTTGATAAAAATATGTTTTAGAAACAAAATCTAAATCATATTGTATAAATCTTCTAGTCGAAAAATCTCCTTCATACTCGTCTGAAAAAGAAATGTTACGTAATGTAAATGGAATATCCCTTTTTTCCTCTATACCTTCCAACATATTGACAGTAACATTGTAAGATGGTTGAAAGAATGGTAGTATTTGCTCCACTATTTGTAGAGCGTCATCTTGAAGTTTTGTAGCAAAACTCAACTTAAATCCTACATCATATGGAACAGGCAAAAACATCTTCTTGTGTTTTGCTTTTGACGTTGAAGTTTTTGCAAAAAATTTAGTTATCGGTGATGCTTTTCGTGAAGCGTCATACGTGTATGATGTTAATTCAAACGATATCCTAGGAAGAGTAATTGCAATGTTATCATCAAAATTTTGTTGTTGCTCTATCCTTGCTAAGAACCTTTGCATAGGTCCGTAGGCAATTGGAACTTTTACCATACTAACAGCTTTGCCATCGCCAGCAAATTTTTTAATGCTTATGTTGTTAAACAGTGTGCCAAACGCTATGACTGTTTTTCTTATAGTTTCATTATAAAAATAGTTACCTACCATTATACTTCACCAAATGGATTTCTTTCTGTAAAGTCTAGAATTGATGTATCAGAACGAACCTCAATAGTGTCTCCAGTATTGTAAGAATCGTCATCATCATAATCGATGCTATTTAGAACGTACAGTGCAGTTCCAAACCCAACATTAGATATAACTTCACCAACAGCAAACTCACCAGAAAGATGTTTTGCAAGTAATGTGTTAGTGCTTGTATCCCATTTAGTAACAAAAGCAGTTGTGAGACTTGATTGACCAGTTATCATTTCTCCATATAAGAATGTTCCACTTCCTACACTTGATGCTGCACCTATTGTTATCGCAGGAACAACAGTATATCCAAAACCAGCGTTTGTAATTTGAACACTTTCTACTTGACCAGTAGCACTAAGTTTAGTGATTGCGGTTGCTCTAGTTCCTCCTGTGTCAGGTTCATCAAATGTGATTGTAGGTGGCACAGCGTAATTATTACCAAGAAATGACATGGTGACAATACCAACCACTCCTGCGGTTCCTATACCTGCTTTTGCTGTTGCACCAGATCCTTTTCCATCTTCTGTAATAAATTGTATGGTTGGATTATCTCTACCTGCAACATACCCAGAACCAGGATCTGTAATCTCAAAACGTAGTATCGCTAATGACCTAAAGTTTCTTGTTCCTGTGTGAGTGGTTATAGCAACAGCTTTTGCAGCAGATCCAAACTCTCCCTCAGGAGGTTCAATTAAAACTGTAGGAACGTTTGTATATCCAGATCCACCATTCAAAACATCAATCTTAAATATACCACCAGTTGTAAGTGTTGTAAACGCTGTTGCCCTATCACCCTCTTCACCTAACTTCATGGTAACATTATAACCAGCAGTCTCAAAGTCATCATCGATGACCTCAATACCTGTGTCAAATGTTTCGTCAGAATACTCAAAAGGTTCTAGAGTCAATCTGTAAGTATAATTTTTTTGTAACTGATAAAATTCTACAAGATCATTTACATATTTGATTTCAAATATTATATCTCTTAGTGGAAAATATATTAAGTCTCCCTCAAATGGTCTCTCTTGATTTTCAGGTCTTCCTGTAGGACCGAGTGTTTTGCCAGGAAACTTCCATAACAGTGGTGCTATACCATTTGTATATGCCTCTTGGGATATAATAACATCCATTTGAGCAGTTGATCTTACACCAAATTTTGTAAGTAAATTATACCCTGAATCAAATCCTTCAAATGATTCTATATAACCTTCTATCGGAAACGATCTATCAAATTTGGAATCAACAACTTCACGCATTACATCTTTAGATGTAACGTATACTCTTGGCATGTAAATAAACTCAATGCCATGCATCTTTATGTGTTCATTTACAAGATCCTGAACAAGGTTCTGCTCACCCTTGCTACCTTGTAAGAAGAACGGATTGAGTGCCATTATATTTGCTTAGAAAAAATATTCATTCTTTTCATGAATTCTTTTTTAGAACCAGACGACTTGTCGATTATGTCTAAACTTCGTCTGATGTCATCTGCCGATAGTGTTTTCATACCGCCTATGGTTCTGACGATACCTGCTTCAGATGCGAATTGTTTGAATGTTTTCATTAGATTTTAGGGATTGGTGCACCTGTAAGAGGTCCTATAGGTTTCTTGAGTTTTATTTTTCCAATGCGACCTGCACCAAAATTAGGCAAGAGTTTACCGCCAGACATGCTAACTGGAGTGCTCGGTCCTGCGTTTAATTCCTTAATGAATTGCTTAAATGTTTTCATTACCCTATCATGTCCATTACTGGTAGTTCGTAAGTAGAACTCATTTTTTCTTCAAGTGATGTAATCTCTGCTACACCATCGTCATAAATTTGCCTACCGTTGAGTTCAACACCGCCAGGCAATTTTACACCCTGATATTTAATCAAGTTCATACCCCACTGCCTTTTGAGCAAAGCAGTAAAGTACCTTTTTAAAAATGGGTCATTATAAACCTTAGTATACTCATTAGGATCAAGTGTTCTGTAACATTCAATTATTAAATAATCATCTTCTTTCATACTAGAATAATCACTATCAATATATAATCTATTTTGTCTTCTATTAAATCTTATTTGTTTGTCGGGATGTAATATAAAATCAATATCTTCTAGATATCTTTTTGTTTGAGTATAACTCAATAGTTCCATAGAACTAAAATAATATATTTCATTCAAGAACAATTGATAAGTTATATTAAACATATTAGATGCTATTGCACGACTATCTACCTTCCATACTTTCTCAACACCAATGACAGCATCTGGAATTTGAATAAAGTTTTGAGTTTCTTCAAAAGAAAATGTGGTAGCACCTATACCAGTAATTGTTGCACTAGCAGTCGTGGTTGTTATTCCTAAGGATGACTCTGCACCATCAGTTCCACTTGCTTGCACTGTGTTGGTAAAATTTTCCGTAATTTTATGCTTCAAATACATTTTTTCCACACCATCCATATGACGGTTGTGAAACATCTGAATAGCATCATCTATTAGATCATCATATTGCTCATCAGCAACATTTATCTCCAATACGGGAGCACCTAGTTGCCTCTTACCGTATTCTATGAGTCCTTGTCTAGTGTTTGGTTGTGCCATATAATTATTTATCTTGTGATAACAACATCAAGCTCATCACCAGCGTCTAGTCCCGTGGCAGGGTTGATGATTGTAACTTGCGGACTACCCTTTGTATAGTCTTGTGTAAATTCCTGTCTTATACCATTTATATAAACCTCCACATTTTCAGGAGTTGTGTCATTGTCAGTGGGTGTAAACAAAGTTTGACCTGCGGTAGCAGTAAACACATCCTCACCTGCAGGACCAACAAGACTTATCTCGTCACCAAGAGTTGCACCTTCAACTAAAGTGACAGGTGATCCAGCAGTGTAATCAGTTCCATTTCTCAATAAAATACCATTCAAATAGACATGAATTTTTTCTTTGATTGCACCTGGCGTTGCTGAGGTGGTTTGAAACTCAGTTTGATTTTGTGTTGCAGTGAAATATTCCTCGGTAATGGTATGTCCAAAACCAACTTGTATGGTTACTCTGTCACCTGCATCAGCAGCAGACTGTGCATTAAAATTAATTGTTTGTGGTGCAGATAATTGGAAGTCGTTAGATGATGCAGCTCCAACTCTTTGTCTCACACCATTGACAAAAACTGACACTGGAAATGGTTTTGCCTGTGCCCCATCGTCAAAAACATTTGGTGCTGTGAATGCAGTTTGACCAGCAGTTGCAGTCGAACTACTTTCAGATATACTTGTAGCAGCACCAGCACCACCACCACCAGACACTGTTTGAAAACTAAGTGTTCCCGCACCATTCGTGGTTAAAACTTGATCTGCCCCCCCGTCGGACGTAGGAAAACTAAGACCAGCAAGAACTAATTGATTGGTGCTAGGGTTGTATGTGAGTCCTGTATCAACCTTGATTGATTCATTACCAGATGAGGTATCAACAAAGGTAAGGAAGTGTGTTGAATTATCACTTACGGCAGTAACACCCACTAATGATGCAGCACCAGCAGTAAGACTTCCACTGTTTACCCATCTTGTGTCTGTTCCATCGGACGAAAGAACTTGACCTGATGTGCCAAACGCATCATCACCGTCAAAAAGTTTACCACCCACGTAAAGATCACCTGTGACAGTGGCGATGCCAGCAACACTTAGATTTCTATCAACAACAATATCTGTTCTTGCTGTAACAATACCAATTGAATCAATATTTGTTACATCCTCATAGGTTAATACACCTCCAACAGTAAGGTTGCCAGTGAATGTAGCAGCAACTCCTGTTATATTTCTAACAGTGATATCAGGGGTTCCAGTTAATCCTTGCGAATTAGTTGCGAGTGTGGCAGTATCAGCGTTACCAGTTACGTTACCAGTTACGTTACCAGTTACGTTACCTGTTACATTACCAGTGAGAGTGCCACTATCAAGTCCTGCGGAAACAATTCTTGCGTCAGCACGAGCGTTAGTGTAATAAAGATTTGTACCCTCTGATAAATCACTAGTGGATTTAGCAGAAAAACCTGCGTCAACTCTAGCATCAGCACGAGCATTTGTGTAGTAAAGATTTGATCCCTCTGATAGGTCACCAGTATTGTGATTGCTTATATCAGAAACTGTACCTGTGATGTTACCTATCACCCCTCCTGAGGCGGTGATAGCACCTGTGACTGTGGTTACACCTGATATACTTACGTTATCAAAGTTAGCATGTCCATCAACATCTAGAACCCCACTAGCAGTGATATTAGTAAATGTACCAGCAGCAGGTGTAGATCCACCTATTACAGAATTATCAATTGTACCACCGTTAATGTCTGCAGTGGTAGCAACTAAAGACCCAATTGTACCTAAACTTGTTAGAGACGAATTGACAATACCAGATCCAAGTGTATTAGCATCAAGAACTGTGGTGTTGTTTATCTTATAAGATTTACCTGACGCTATATTAATATTTTCAGAAGAACCAAAATTATCTCCAGTTGCTTCAAATTGCCAAGATTTATCTCCATCTCCAGAATCTATGGTAATACCAGCACCATCAGCAGCTGCGTCATTTATAGCACCTGTGGCAACTTGTATATTTTTATCGTCAATATTGACAGTTGTTGAATTAATAGTGGTGGTCGTGCCATCAACTTGTAAATCACCCGCAACAACAACTGTGCCAGTATTGTCACCTACAGCAGCAGGATCAATAGTTATGGTTGCTGGTCCTGATATTGTATTGTTTGTTACTCTTATTGCTGATCCCTCTGCACCAGTGAAGAAGGATGTTGCAGTTATAATTCCTGTCGATAGTATGGTGTCAGCAGTTATTTCACCAGATATATTACCAGTAACATTACCTGTGAGATTACCTATAACATTACCTGTTACACCACCAGTAAAAGTGGCAGCAACGCCAGTTATGTTTCTTACGATTATGTCAGGAGTTCCAGATAACCCCTGAGCATTTGTTGCTATTGTTGCAGTGTCAGCGTTACCAGTAAGATTACCAATAAATCCACCACTACCAGTTACTGCTCCACTAAAAGTTGTTATACCTGCTACACTTACATTATCTAAATTTGCATGTCCGTCAACATCAAAATATCCAGATAAATCTAAGTTTCCATTTAAGTCTGTATTACCGTCTACTTGTAAACTTTGTGATAGTACATTTTCAGTAGATAAACCAACTTCTCTTACTGTTGTACCGACTCCAACACCTGCTTGACCTGCTGCAATGAATACTTTACCGTCTGCGGTATTGATTGCAAATTCACCTAAATCGAGTGTGGTAGGATAATGTGGAACTTTGCCAACGACACTAGATCGTTTAATTTTTATTTTTGGATTTGCCATATGGTATGTACCTAAACAAACTGTATCTACAGTCCAAGATATTTATGTTATAATTAGATTATAAGGTGCTGATTATGATGAACAAAACTCTCGCTGTGTTAACGGGACCGCAAGGTTCGGGCAACCACCTCTGGTCTAAAATATTCTCATTACACGATGACGTTTTTGGTTGGAAGAGTCTTCTTGATAATTATTGGGAAGCTCACCGTTTTTCAGAACCCTTTGCAGCATATTGGAGGGATCCATCCACGTTGCATAAATTTGACTGGTCGCAAAGTCAATATTACTTTACATCTATTAGTATCCCACTTGGCATAGAAAGTAAAGGGACGAAATGGTGTCCAAACGTGGTGCAGTTTTGCACAAATGCTCAGGACTTGGGAATAAAAACCAAGATCTTAGTCATAGGTAGGGATCAAAACATACTGGA